CATAGTGCCTCCTGCTAATGGTAAATAATTACCTGCTGAAGTATCTACATAGGCAGTAGTTGCAACCTTTGTGCTATTATCATTTGCACTTTGAGTAGTTGCTACTGTGCTTGACGCTATCGTTCCTGTTAGTGTTCCTTCTACATCTGCAACTAAAGTAGCTACTGTATATCCTGTTCCACTTGTGTTTACTGTAGTTGTTGGTTGCTCTTGTAGGTTTCTAAATAGTTTAAATTTACTATCTCCTGTATCTCTAAATAAACCTGCATATAAAGTCGTTCCACTTGGTGCGTATTTACCATACCATCCTATATCTACTGCATCTGTTGAAGTGTTATTACTTGCAACTTCAATTAATGGGTCTTCTACAGTTAATGTTTGAGTGTCTATTGTTGTTGTTGTTCCTTCTACTGTTAGGTCTCCTGTTACAGTTAAGTTTCCGCCTACCTTTGCATTTGAGTAAACGTGTAAATCATATGTTGCTTCTGGCGTTACGCCAATACCGATTTGAGTAGTAGAAATATATAAAGGAGTTCCATTACCTAAACCGTCTGTTATTTGTTTCGCTGAACTTCCTATAGCATCGTTATCCGTTGCTTTTAGAAGTGCATCGTATGTATTTTTTATCTTGGTACTTGTTAATGTCGCCATTCGTCTTTTTTAAATACGTTAATAATCTTTTAATATTTAGTTGCTTCGGTTTATATCTCATAATACCCACCCATTAAACAAAGCATCTCTGTCTGGACTGATGTCATCATTTGTATTTGAAGTATATTCAGGAAAACTTGACTGATTAAATGCCATATAATCAATAAATCTTCTTGTGTAATATTCTGCAAATTCTCTTTCTTTAGCTACTAAATAATCTACTTCACTTTTAGCTACCGTTTCTGCGGTCTCGCTACTATGCTTAAATATGCCTCCATTCTTAATTTGATACGCTGCAAATGGTAAATAATCAACCATAGCATAATGTATAAGCATTGGCTGTATATAATCGTTTACAAGCGTTAAATAATCGCCTGTTAAACTGTCTGCTACTATATCTGCGCTTATTTTATTATACAAATCCGTTCCTAGATAGTTTTTAATATGTATTTGCTGCGCTATCTTAATAAATTGAATGAATTTATCTACATCTACATTTCCGTCTATTATAGAGTTTCTTTTAAGCGTTACTGGTTTTATAAATAATGCTGTTGCCATATCTTTTATCTGTAATTAGGGTGGTGTCCGTTATTAGGCATATCTTTAGGTGCAACCTTTGCTTCTTTATGTCCAACAGGCGTAGGTTGATACGATTTAGGTATGCTGTTTACTTCATCGTAATTCTGAATTACTTTCTTCATTGTTTTAGATTTTAACCTATACAATACTGCACTCCAATAATGACCGCAATTCACACCGCCTTTGTATTTAAACAAGTCATAAGATTTGCCTTGATGTCCAAATGATTTATTAACTCCTGCTCTTGAAGCTTTGTCAATATCTTCTATTCTATATACTATATTTCTTCCACTTCTTGACATCATAATTCTACAAAACTGTCTTGATTTACCAGAAGAATATTTTTCATCGTATCTATATCTTACTTTATATAACGATTTATCTAAATAACTAAAACCTGACTTTTTAGAATCTATACTTTTCTTTTCTAAATTCTCTTGTTTAGATTCAATTAATCTAGCCGCCCATTCTTCGTCACTTTCTGCATCTTCTTTATATTCTCTTGCATCAACTTCTTCCCATCTATTAGAAATTACTTCGCCTCTTAATTCGTCTAGTATAATATCAAATTCTTCATCAGTCAAATCTTCACTTAACTTCACGCCTGTTTCTTCTTCTCTTGTTTCTTCATCTGCTACATTGTCAAGGTCTGTAAATTCAAGCGGCTGAAGCGTTTTAAAGTATAAATTAAGCGAGATATTATTAAAAGCTAGTATTCTATCAAAAGCATCAATTAAAAGCGTCTGAAACGGTCTAATTACCGTGTTGTCCATTAATAAAGTAGCTGTCTTTAATTCATCTGCATTGTTTCCTAAACCTGACTGGTCTTTAATACCTAAAAGCATTGGAGAAACAACTCTATGAGCTACCATAATCTTTTTTGTACTTTCTTCACTCAAAAATTGATATTGTTGATGGGCATCAGATAATTGTACAGGTTCTATACTTGCAGCACTTTCTGCATTGTCATTAAAAGCTAATATGAACTTACCCGCATTACTTGACCCGCTAAACTTTTGATATATTCTTTGCTCAATAAGTTGTCTTTCCTCCGCATTTGGTGTACCATTGTTAAAGTTGATTAACATAGAAGGCGACATACCATTCATTATGTTGTTTAAATGGAAGTTAGATATTTCTTCTTCTAGTTCCGCATATTGTAACCCTCCTTGATAATCTACTGGAGAATAATAATAAAATCCTGCCTTATAAGGTTTTACATATAATATCTCTATACTTTCTTTGCTATAACCAAAAGCAGGTATTCTTAAAGGTTTATCGTTAGGTTTGTACTGTGTCCAATCTTTAAAATAATAATACGCCTCTATATCTCCTTTTTCATTACATTTTTCTGCTCTTAATGTTTCAACAGGCATATGTTCAACTTGTGCAACTTTTTTTCTGTCTTTAGAATATATGACTTGAATTGCGCATTGTCCCATTAACTTTAAGTCATAAGATAATTTTCTAACGCAGTCATTATCAAAAAGTGAAATCATTTGTGCATATTGGTCAGGTTTTCTACTTGAATCAGTAGCATCTAAACCTTTTCCAAATATCATTGCAGAAATACCATTTATAACTGCATTGTTGGTAGGAGAACCGTTATATCTATCAATTAAATATTGAAAGTAATTGTTATCGTCTCCATAAGATACCCAGTCCTTATTTTTAACTTCTTTTATTTTAGGACTTGTATAGGTACTTAAATTAACTATTCTTAAATCATTCATATTATAATATAATCGTTATCGTGCGAACCAGATGTATCGTCAAAGTCATATTGACCTTCGTTAATATCGTAATAGTCGTTATTGTCTTGATTAATTGTCTGGTCTGTACAAAATATTTTATCTTTATAAACTATATCGCTTCCTGACAGTAAAGTCATTATATAATTTCTTCCCTCTTTTAATACAGGGTCAAATGTAACTGATACAGTTCTATAATTATCGCTTGTACTTGCTGAAACACTACCGTTAAACACTTCATCATTTGCAGCTTCATCGTGTACTTTTAAAGTATAAGTAGAAGCAAATGTTCTTGGAATTACGCTAATGTTTTGAGCTGAAGCACTTGTCGTTAATATCTTCATATTTATATATCGAAATAATAATGCTATTTTGTATCATAAACAAAAAAAAAGAGGTCATATAGACCCCTTTTCTTGCATTTAAACACTCTAAAACTTTCTACTATCCGTTATTAGGAGTTGTAGGTGCAATTTTAGTCGCACTTGCGTTTCCTGTTACGTCAGTTGAATCCGCACAGAAAGCAGGAGCAGAAATCTCTTGCGCTGTTAGCGTAATAGAGAATTGAGAAGCATCTCCCATAGCAGCTCCCGTGCTGAAAGTTCCTCCAGTTACTTCGCATCCGTGTTCACGTCCTAATAAGAAGAAGTTTCCGTTATAATCTTCAACTACTACTTGAGGTCTACCTAAAGCAATAATCTTAAGTTCTTCTTGTGTCGCACTATCAAGTAATTGTAGTGTTATGTTTAAATTTGTTTCAAAGAAAGTCGTACCGTTCTCTCTTGAACTGTTTACTGTAGTTTCCATTGAAGAATTACCTTTTAAGTCATATTGATAAAAAGTTGGTGTTCCTCCTATGTCTACTTTTTCAGTATCAGTCACATTATCAGTAATTGTTAGTCCATAGTCAGCAAAATATACTGTCTTTAAACCTCCTACTGAAGATTTACAAGGTATCGCCCTTCCTGTTGTTAGTGTACAAGCCATATTTATTTGTTTTTAAAAAAAAAAGGTAGGTAGTCAAAACCCACCTACCCTTCTTTTAGTTATACTTAATTATTTATGTTATTATGGTACTAAAGTTAGTAACGCTAAATCACTACCAATACCATACTGAACACCTGCTGTAAATCTCATAATTACTCTTACGTTTTGAGACCCGTCTAAATCAGCCATATCTAATAACTTCACTTCGTTATGGTCAGATAATAAACCAGTACCAAAGTATAGGTTAGATTTTTGACCTGCAATGATATGGTCAGAAGGCATACCTGGCGCTAAAACAACTTCAATACCGTCAAACGATAATGCGTTGCCTTGATTATACCATAATCCACCTCTGTTTTCGTAACCTGCTCCACCAACACCGTTAGCAGCATATCCGCCTAATTGTCTGATATATGCTTGCCAAGCTGCTCTAGGAACATAGATTTTTAAATCTTCTTTTCCATAAACTGCTGAAGGAAGTGCATCAACAACATTTTCTAATAAAGAAATAATGTTTCCTGAAGTAAATCCTGTTGCTGCTGTAACACCATCGTTAGCTGCATCGTTTACGTCTCCGTCTGCTGCCATAAGGACTGAAAATCCGTCAAATTCTCCTGCGTTACCATTAACACCACCCCAGATGTTTTGCTCATTCTTTTCTGCTACTAAACCTGCAACGTGTCCGATTAAGAAATCAGAGAATTTAGGTGGCAAGTTTTGATTAAGAGATGAATACCCCATAGAAATCGCTTCCCAATCAGAAACGAAATCTTTTTTACAAAGCTCAAGGTTTACTTGAAACTCCTCTGGTTGTAGGATTCTTTCAGTTAATGTTACTGTCGCTGTGTCTGTGAAGTCACAAGTAGCATCTTTGATTACGTTTGAATCAGTTGCTACCTTTTTAATTACATCTTTAAATTTAACGTTAGGTTTAATTTCGATGTTTCCATTGTCTAATGTAGGAGAACTTAAAAGGGCAGCACTTATATACTTCCCTGAAAATTCGCCTGCATAAGTACTTGTTATGCTTACTGTTGTCGCCATAATTATTTATTATTTATTTAAAAATTTACTATTCTTTCTAATACTCGGTCTTTTGTAGTTCTTCTTCTATTTTGTGCATACAAATAACCGTCTTTTTTTACTTCCCCTTCTGGGTTATGCTTAATAGGTTCAGCAGCAGGTTTTGATAATTCTTCTTTTACTGCTTCTTCTACTTTCTCTTGCTCTGATAACATTGTAGTCATCGCAAGTCCGATTTCTTCAGCTACTTCTTGGTCTTTTAATTCAAGTTTAGCTTTTAAATCTTCAATAATAGCTTTTAGTTCAGATACTTCGTCTTTTGAAGCGTAAACTTCTTCTTTCATTTCTTCTTCATCTGAAGTAGCTTCTTCTTCTACTTCTTCTTCCATTTCTTTGATGTCAGAAATTATACCTTCTTCAACGACAAGAATTTTCCCATCTTCTAATTGATATTCTCCACTAGGTACTGGTACTTTTTCGTCCTCTGTAACTATAAAAACTTCATTGTCTTTTTCAAACGCTTCTGCTTCTAATACAGTCCCGTTTTCTAATTTCATTTGCTCTAGTTTAACTTCTTCTGAAAGTTCAACTCCTAACAAATCTTTTACTTTGTTTAACATTTCTGTAGCTTTCATATATATATATCGTTTAAGGTTATTTATTTTGCATTTTTAAGATGTTCTATATATTGAACCTATGCCTTGCGCTCTTAAAGAACCGTCACAGCATTTAGTTGAATAAGTATTTGTGTCCCAACATAGACAAGCTGTTCTTGCTCCTTTTGGACTTGTATAGCTAGGTATATAATTTCCTGATGTTGTCGTATAATGTTTAGGCATAGCTTTGTGTTTTTTGTATAAAGTATATTATATCCCAAATTTTAGCAGTACCGCCAGAAGCTGTTATTTTCCAAATAGAACCATTATCTGTAAAATCTTGGTCTGCATAGTATTGAAACA